TAAGTTGTTTGAGCATAGCCCTGTAAACAAGAAAATTCCATGATGTTTGGCTCCTTTTGTAAGTTGGTTGTTAGTCATATAAACATGACTATATCTAGTGTAATTTAAGACATTAAAAAAGTCAACCCATAAAATGCCCAAAGGTATGTTTATTAGGTTGACTAGATAATTTATTTAATCGTGAAAGCCTGCTATAAATTCACCTTCTAAAGTGCCTCCTAGCTTGCCTTCTAATAGGTCAAGCATCTCTTGATACTGTTCTTTAGTGTAGGCTCTTTTGTCGTTAGGTATAAAGTCTTGCCAGTTGCTAGTGCCTTCAATCCTATAACTAAGAATTAGATAATCATTATTTGGATTCTTGCAAATGCAATAATCAAACTTGCAACCATCTAACTTAGATGTAAATTTTTTAATCTTGTTTAGTTCCATTTTAATTAAAATACTTTTGTAATTTCCCAAAGTCATTAGTTGATATTTCTATCATGTTTGGGTTATCTGTTGTTAGATATTCAATACCTAGACTTGCAACATCATCAGCATATTGAGAGTCAATAAAGCAAGCTTTATCTAGTCTGTATTCTCTTTTTTTTGGCATTGTGTGGTTCCTATAAGGTAAGTTTATTAAAGAAAGGTTGAGAGCCTTTCAGAGTGGCTCCTGAGAGCCACTAGGAAAGATTCTTTATTATTGCTCACCTACTACAAGGTCAGCAGCTTTTACCGCATTTGAAAAGACTTTCATAAGGTTAGAAGCTTTACCATCTAAAGCCTTAATCCAAGAATCAAAATATGCAACGTGGTTTTGAGTATCGCAGCTAATTTGTAGCCTATTAGTGATTAACATGCTTGCAAATTCTGCTCTCAATTCTTCCAAGGCATAAGGCTTAGATCCAAAAGCATTACCTATTGGTAAATCTAACCTTGTTTTATGTGCGGTTGAATGAGAAAACTCATGAGCCAAAGTTGCAAGGTAGGCTTCATCATTTTCAAATGATTCCCTCCTAGGCATGTTCACAAGGTCTTGTGAGCTTCTATAAAAGGCTCTATCACCTGCATGATGTAAGCCACCCTCTAAGCTTTTTGAGTATGTCATAAGACGCTCTAAGGCTTGCTTACATCTATCCTCTAAAGGTCTAGCAGATTTAATTGATTGATTCTTAAATTCTGCTAACTTTGCGTCAAGTTTATCTTGACTCT